AGCGCGACATGGCGGCGCAGTATTGGATTGCAAGCCTTGGCTTGTGGAATCGAAAGCGGCGTGCGCATTAGTATGCGAGCAGGTCACACAGCAGATGACCTGTTGGCAAGTGAGTAACACCAATGACCAACGCCAACGACAAAATACTTGACCGCATGACAACCCGCGCGCTTGACCTGCAAAGGCTGGCGGCGGGTCAGGCGCGTGACTCCGCTCGGTTTCTGAAGGCGCTTGAGGTCGATATCGTAGCGCAGCTTGCGCGTGTGGACCCGACGGGCATCGGCAGCATATCGCGGCGTGCGGCGCGGCTGGAAAAGCTGTTAAAGCAGGTCCGCGGCACTATTACCGCGGCATATCGCACTGAGGGCAAGCGCTTGGCGAATGAGCTGCGCGAGATTGCGGATATGGAGGCGCGGTTTGCCGTCTCGGCTATCAACCAGGGCGCGGGCGTCCAGCTTATCACTACAGAGCTAACACGCGGGCAGCTAGTGGCTATCACAGGCGACTTGCTAGTGCAGGGCGCTCCGGTGTCGGAATGGCTGTCACGGCAAGCTGGCGACACGCTCAAAAAGTTTCAAGACAACATGCGGCTAGGCATTGCTCAGGGCGAGACAAACGCGCAGCTAGTCCGGCGCATACGGGGCGGCAAGCAAGGCGGCGAGGTGGTCGAGGGCTTTATGAAGGTCACGCGCGCGCACGCTGACAGCCTTGTCCGGTCGGCAACGCAGGCGGTTTCGCAAGCATCACGGCAAGCGGTCTATAACGAAAATGACGACATCATTAAAGCTGAGCAGTGGGTAAGCACGATTGACCTGCGCACGACGGTCTTGTGTTCGGCGCGCGACGGGCTGACGTATACGGTTGGGACGCACGAGCCTATTGACCACACGTTGCCTTGGGAAGGCGGACCGGGGAATCTGCACTGGGGTTGCCGGTCGACATCAACGCCCGTGCTCAAGACATTCCGCGAACTGGGGCTGGACATTGACGAGGTGCCGCTTTCCACGCAAGCGAGCCTGGACGGGCAGATACCGCAGGACACCTCATTTGAAAAGTGGCTGTCGGGAAAAACTGAAAAACAGCAAGACGAAAACCTTGGCGTGGGGCGCGCAAAGCTATGGCGCGATGGCAAGATATCATTCCGCGACTTGATGGACGCAAACGGGCGCGAGCTATCGTTAGAGGAACTGCGCGCCCGATTGTAAGTTGCAAATGCAACAATCCTCCCTTGCGTTCGGCGCGAAAGTCGTGTATTTCTTCGCTTGAATACCTGTGACTTGCGGGAGGCTATTTCAATGATGCGATTTGTTTGCTATGTTTTCGGGCACAAGATTGCTAAAAAGTTTACGATTGCATACGACCCGGCGTTTGGAGGCATTGAGCGCAATATCTGCCGGTGCGGCAAAGTTACAATAACCTAACACACGAACAACAATCGAACCAAACAACCTCGCCTCGGCGGGGCTTTTTGCGTTGGCGGGATGCCTGCGCGTTTAACAGCGGGAAGCTGAACCATGAAAATCAACCAACCTGAAGCCAATAACGCATATGACGCGTTCAAAATGGTCCGAAAAATCATTCTGAAGCACTTCAACAAGACTGATTTGGAAGTGATGCCGGATGAGTGGCTTGAGTTGTGCAACATGCTCTTGGCCACGGAGCAGGGCATGTTGGACGCTACAAATATTAAGCGCGAATTGGGGGGCCGTTATGAAAATTGAAGTAACCGACGCAACCACCCTCCCAGCATGGCTACAGGGCCACGTCTCAGAGGGTTCTCTGGACCTTGGCGCACTTGCTGCACCGGAGGACGTGAGCGGGCTTAAGACGGCCTTATCCAAGGAGCGCGGCAATGCGGCTCAGTGGGCCAAGTACGGCACCCCGGCAGATATGGACGCCAAGATTGCGGACCTGACCGAAAAGGCCAAGGGCACCGGCAAGGGCAGCGAAGACGCTCAAGCCAAGCTGGACGCCATGAAGGCCGACCACGACACGCAGAACACGGCGAAGGACGCGCGCATTACTAAAATGATGCAGCGCGGCGCATCGTCTGACCTCAAAGCAGAGCTGGCGAAGGCTGGCTTCATTGCAGAATCCATTGACGACATCGCATCAAGCGCGATGGGGCGTCTCAAGTTTACAGAGGACGGCACGGCGCAAGTCATGACGCCCGACGGAAAGCCGATGATTGGCAACGGTGCCGACCACGGAGCGACCCTAGCCGATCTGGCGAAGGAACTTGCTGCATCCAAATCATACGCGGTGCGCGATGCAGGCAAGGGCGGCGGCGGGAAGCCAGCCGGATCACAAGGCGGGACGCCTGACAAACCAACGGTCAAACGCTCAGCTTGGGATCTCATGTCCCACCCTGACCGCGCGGCGCATTCAAAATCAGGCGGCACAGTCGAAGACTAGCCCGCAAACTAGGAGCCTAAACAATGGCAAACGTTCTGACATCCCTCGCAGCCGACCTCTACAAAGCTGCCGAAATCGCGGGCCGCTCTGCCGTCGGGTTTATCCCCTCGGTCACAGTCAACGCCGGCTCTGAAGCCGCTGCGCAGAATACCACTGTGCGCTCTTTTACAACCGTAGAGGGCACTATTAACACAAGTGTTACCCCGTCGATGACCATCCCCGAAGGCGATGACAACACGGTCGGCGTTGACACTATGACCCTCGACAAAGAGGTGAACGCGCAAATCCCGTTTACCGGCGAAGACCAGCTTTACCTCAACCAAAGCTCTGGATTCCAAACCGTTTACGGGCAGTTGATTACGCGCAAGATGGAGGGCATGGTCCGCACTATCGAGGCGGCTGTGGCCGTTGAGGCATACACCAACTCAACCCGCGCGGTCGGCACCGCAGGCACTACGCCATTTGCCACCAACTTTGATACTGTCGCGGAAGCGCGTCAAATCATCATGGACAATGACATGCCCGTCAATGACGGCCAGTTGTCGCTCATCGTCAACTCGTCCGCCGGCACAAAGCTGCGCAACCTTGCTCAGCTTCAGAAGGTGAACGAGTCCGGCGGAAGCGACCTGCTGCGCCAAGGAACTTTGCTGGATCTGCAAGGCTTCATGTTTAAGGAGTCCAGCGGCGTCCAGGCGCACACCAAAGGCACCGCAGCGAGCGCGCTTGTGAATGGTGCGCTGGCAATCGGGGCAACGTCTATCGTCTTCGACACGTCCACCCCCGGCGCGTCTGGTTTCAAAGCTGGCGACGTCATCACGATTGCGGGCGATGCGAATAAGTATGTCGTCGTCGGCGGCGTCACCTTGACCGGCGCGTCTGGTACTGTCGAAATCGCAAGCCCTGGCCTGCGCGCGGCTGCTGCTAATAACGCGGCTATCACTGTCGGCGACACCTATACCGCCAACATCGGCTTGCACCGCAGTGCTATCGAGCTGGCGATTCGTCCAATGGCATCCCCATTGGCGTCTGCGGCTCAAGAGCAGATGATTATTCAAGACCCCGTTTCGGGCCTTGCGTTTACTGTTGAAGTATATGGCGGCTACAAGAAGGCTATGGTTGATATTACCGCCATCTATGGCGTGAAGGCTTGGAACCCGCGCGCTATTGCTACCTTGCTCGGCTAAATCTAGTATTCGGGGCGGGCTACGGCTCGCCCCTTTACTGCTATTCACAGGGGATGCACATGGCACTTGATACCACGATTGGCGGCACCGCATCCGACAGCTACGGCACGCTTGCGGCTTACGAAGCCTATGCAACGGCTCAGGGCTTTACGCTTGAAGTGACAGACGGACCAAACGAAATTAACCTCCGCAAGGCGGCAAACTATCTCGACCGCAAATACTCATTTATCGGAATGCAGCAATATCAGTATCAGGCGCTTGCTTGGCCTCGCCTTGTCAACGACTTGGTTGACGACTGGCCAATCAATCCCGACACCATCCCGCTTGATATCATTCACGCGCAATTCGAGGTGGCCTATATCTTGCAGGGCGGTCTCTTGCCGTTCGCTACGATTGAATCCAGCGTCACGAGCGACACCATCAAGGTCGGCCCGATTACCTTAGAAGCCGAAACGCTGCCAACATCGACCCCGCGCATTGTTGCGGTCGAGGGTCTGCTGCGCGGTTATATTCGCGGCGGCGTTGGTATGGCAAACATGGTGCGCGGCTAATGGCTACCATCCGCAGCCGTGTCACAGGCGCGTTTGACAAGCTGGCGGCGCAACAGCCTGACGCTATCCAGACGGGCACCATTCAACAGCCAACACCAACGGCCAGCGGCGGCGGTCCATCTGACCCCACAGGCGGCACGGCGGGCACACCGCCTGACCCCGTATCTGTGCGCATGGCGGTCTTTGAGATTGCAGAGCGCCGCATTGACGGCACGAACATTCAGGCGGGCGACTTCCAAGTGATAGTTGAACCCACCTCAATCGAGGTGACGCTTGACGACATAATAACTTGCGACCGTGGCACGCTAACGATTGCCATTCTTGGCCGCGTTGCATCGGGCGGCGAGACCGCGCTTTATGACATGGTTTGCCGTGGGTAGCTTTGAAGACGACCTGCGAAGATTTGAAATCAACACAGAGCGCAAGCTGGAATTGGTCGCGCGCAAGGTTGCCTTAGAATTGTTCCGGCGGGTCATTTTGAAAACGCCAGTTGATAAGGGCCGCGCAAGGGCGAATTGGCAAGCATCGCTAGGCTCGCCAGCCACAGGGACGGTAGACGCAGCCGACAAAACAAAAAGCGGTGGCCCAACCTTCCGGACCGTCGTAGCGGCAAGCGCAGGGTTTAAGGTAGGCGACACAATCTATCTTGCAAATAACCTGCCTTACATTCGCAAGCTAGAAGAGGGCGGATATCCAGACGGACCCAAGACTGTCGGCGGGTTTTCACGGCAAGCCCGCGCCGGAATGGTGGCGCTGACGGTTCAAGAGTTTGCGCAAGTCGTCAATCAAATTAGTGCGGAGGTCGGCAGGCAATGAGCGACGTAGACAGCGACATCACACAAGCCCTAAACACACAAGCCGAAGTCATGATTGCGGCGCTTGGCTATACTGCAATTTGGCCGCGCAAGGGCGGGGATAAGCCAGCAAGCGAGCACCTCGCCATTCAGTACCTACGCAACGACGACGTGCCCCTAGGCTTGTCAGACCAAGTTTATACACGCCAAGGCTTTTTGATTGTGACGCTGGTTTCACCGCTAGACGTTTACGACATCGTGGCGCGCAAGCAGGCAGGCGCTATCGGGGCATATTTCAAGCGCGCGCAGATACTAACCGCTAACGCTACGAAGGTTACAATCGTTGGGCATACAGTCCGCGACGGGCGCAAGGAGGGCCAGCGATGGGAGACCCCCATTTATATCAGCTATCGGAGCATGACATGAACAAGAAGCAACTGACCCCAGTGCGCGAAAACGTGCCCCTAGAGGCGTCAAAGCCAAAGCTGGTTTTTCTGACAAACAAGGCGGGCGCGTTTGCGAACCCCCTCGCCGAAGACGAAAGCGCCTGGCTGAAAATCGGCTGGTATCGCGTTTAAGAATACCCAACGCTCGCGGGTAGCCTTCTGGGCAAAGCGGGTTTCCACAACTCACACGAAACCACATCCCGCGAGCGGGTTTTTATTGCTTGGAGCTTTAACATGACTACTGCAAACCAAATTGGCCTGACGCTCTACGGCGTTGCGGGCCTTCCTGCGACAAACAACAAAGCCGGTTTTGAGGCGCTGACCTTTGTGCAGCTTAAAGGGACGCAGATGCTTCCCTCGTTTGGCGTAACGCACGGAAACATTGACGTATCGGACCTTGGCACCGGCTTTACATCTGGCGTCAAAGGCGCGGCAACGGGCAGTGACTCGACATTCACATTCCACGGCACCGGCGCGGACACTGGCGTTGCTACTGCAATCGTCGCAGCCAACAACGAAGCGGGTTTGTATTCGCTGAAAATCGTGCGCGGCACCGGCACCGATTCCGGCGATGGCCCCGCGCCTGTAGCGGGTGACGTGGTGCAATACGCGCAGGGCTACCTGCACTCATACGTCCTGAATCCCA